GCCGGCATCATTCCCGGCCGTGCCGCCGCCGCCGCCGCCGTAATAGCCATCGCCACCGCCGCCAGCCGAGTAGGTCGCACCGTCGGAGCCGCCGTTGCCACCATTGCCCGGTCGCCCGCCGGTCTCGTTCGCCGGATTGCTGCCCGCCGTATCACCGCCGGAGAACTGCGCGCCAGCCGAGCCGCCGCTTCCAGCGGCACCGCCTGCCGATTGCGAGCCGCCCAGACCCGGGGCGCCGCTGCCGGTCGAGCCGGCCGCACCGGACGTTCCGCCGCCCGCGCCGCCGATGGCGGTATTGATGCCGCCACCGCCCGCGCCTGCCGTCAGGATCTCCGTCGCGTCGTAGGACACGGCCGAGCGACCGCCGCCGCCTGCGCGAGAGTTCCCCCCATTGAGCGCGAGCCCACCGCCTCCGACTGTGAGCGAAAGCGATGCACCAACCGGAAAATCCCCCGTCAGCGTCGCGTAGCCGCCGGCCCCGCCCGTGCCCCCCGTCCCGGTGTGGCCGCCGGCAGCACCCCACGCCTTGATGGTGACGGACTTGGAGTTTCCTCCGCCCATCCGCATCCGCCCGAAGCCCAGCATCCCCACGGCGCTACTCCGGCCAGCCCGTGGCGATGTCCACCGCCTCGGGATCGTCGGAGGCGAGGACGGTGTCTTTCAGGTCCCGCGCGAACTGCATCAGCGAGCCGTACCAAGAGGCGCAGGACAGCCCGAGGGCCATGCCGTCCGCTGCCGTGGGGAGGGGGATGCGTTCATTGTCCATGGCGATCCAGCCGAGTTGATAGTCCTCGGACCACTCGGCCATCTCCATGGACGCCAGCAGGGCGGCGATGGTCATGCCCGTGAGGTCGGTCTTGCCCCGCTCGTCCATCTCGACGCGCTTCCCCGAAAACGGGGCACCGAGGGCCACCAGGGAGTCGCGATGGGCGTTGATGGCGTCCACCACCGCCTGCCGTCGCGCTTCGATGTCCCGGAGCGCGACGGTGTAGGTGACGGTCACGGCATCGGCACCGATGGTCCAGTCCTCCTGGGGGTTCCGGGTCGCTTCCTCGCCGGCCTGGAGCTCGGGGGCCTCGTCCACCACCGGGAGCGCCGTCCAGCCGGGGCACTTCTCGGCCCAGTCGGCGGTGTCCCAGTGCTGCCAGGCGCTCGCGGGGTGCTTCCGTCCGTCCGGGCCCGTGAAGGCTTGCGGATGCGTGTAGACGGCGAGGATCGAGCCGTCCGAGACGATGGCCGCGGGGAAGTCCATCACTTCACGTCCTTGGCGAGATTGGCGTGGATCGAGCCGGAAGCGCGGACGACATAGTCCAGCCGATCCACCGCGCTGGCCGTGGTCGTGAGCGTCGGCGCCGTGCCGCCCGGGAACTCCCAGTCAGTCCCGTAGGACAGCGTCCGGCTTCCGGTGCCGTCCTGGGCGATGAAGATGGACCCGCCCTGCCCCGCCACGGCGTTCGTGGGGTTGGCGAGGGTCCGGTTGCCCTCCAGCGTCACCGTGAAGTCGTTGCTGGCCGCGAAGTCGGGAGTGATCGTGGTCCCGTCCGCCAGCGTGGTGATGGTGGACCGCTGCGCCGCGGTGAAGGTGCGCGCCGTGCCCTTGACCGCGTCCTCAATGCCCAGCGTCGTCCGCGCCGCGGCGGCGTCGGCATCGTCCACCAGCGATTGCCCGAAGGACGACAGCCCGAGGGCCGTCAGCATCGCCGCGCCGCTGGTCTGCGCGATCAGATCGGCGCCCGCGGTGGAGAGCGTGACGAGGTCTGCGGAGGCCGTGCCGGTGAAGCGGACGAGCTTGTCAGCCGCCGGGGTCAGGCCACCGAGGAGGTCGAGGATGTCGCTCGCGTCCTGCTTGCCGTCGAGGGATGCCGTCAGGGCCTCATCCGCCGCCTGAAGCGCCTCGATCTCGCTCTTGGCCGTGGCGAACTGCGCCCGCACGCTCGCCGTGGTCGGGCTGCCCTCTACCGGAACGGATGCGTCGATGCTCGATGCCATCTATGCCTCCGTCCAGGTGGTGGAGCCGCCGGACTGCGCGGCCCAGGAGGCCGATGCCCCTGCGTCCCATGCGGATTGGGCGACGTTGCCGCTCACGTCCCACAGGGAGGCGCCGCCGTCCCACACGGAGCCGGCGCGGGCCTGGCGGTAACTGGTCGAGCCGCCGGATTGGGGCGTCCAGGTGGTCACGTCATCCACCGCCGGTTGGTGGCGGACAGGGCGATTTCGGTCACCAGCTTTGTGGCGCCCACCTGAGACGCGCTGTCCGCGTTCTCCAGGTCCGTCATGCGCTGCTGGTAGAGCGCGCCCCATGTGGCGATACGCCCATCGTCGCCGAGGTAGGGGGCTGCCTGGAGCAGGGCGCCGTACAGGTAGAGGTCGGGGCATTCCTCGAGCAGGGCATTGCTCGCGTTGTCGTCCGAGAGCGCGTCAGGCTTGGCGTAGTAGATGATTTCCAGCGTGTCCGATCCGCTCGGGCGCGGGTAGAAGGTCAGGTTGTCGCCGATGATGGCGTAGAACTCGGGGGTGTTGGTCTCGTCCCCCTCCTTCTTGTCCTCCATGGCGAGGATGCCGATGGAGGTCAGGACGCGCGGGGGCGAGGTGTCGAGCTTCGCGGAGATGATCTCCAGGAAATCGGCGGGAAGCTCCTCGTACTCCTCATCCACCGTCGTGGTGGCGCGCGAGATCATCCGGCGATGCCGCACCGTGCGGAAAAGCTGAACCTCGGCGAGGGCGATGAAGGTGGGAATGACGGCGGTGAGGTCGTCGCGCTGCAGCCAGTCGGCAATGGCGCTCTTCAACTCGTCATAGGTCGTGATCGCCATCACTTACCCCGCGGTCTGCGCTTGGGTGCTTCGGACTTCGGCGACGCCTTGCCGGGGGCGTCGGCCCAGCCGGCGGGAACGTCTTCCGGGCGCTCGAAGATGGCCGCCTCTCCGGCAGGGCCGTAGTACCAAGCCGGCCATTTGCGAGGGTCCAGGGTCATGGGATGCCTCCGAACAGCAGAAGAGCGCCCCGGAGGGCGCCCCTCTGCGTCAGTTCAGTGCGTGGCTTACGCCTTGCCGCTCAGGCGATGCGCCAGGCGGGGATCGATGGCGGCGGTGCCGTACAGGATGTCGAGACGCCACGCCGACTCGTCGTCCGTGCCGTTATAGACAGGGATCACGCGGACGTTGATGCCCTTGTAGCTCTGGCGCGAGACCTGGACGGCGCCGGGAGGCTCCACCAGGGGCACGGTCACGAGCGCGAAGGCGTTCTTGTGGAAGACGAGGTTCTGGCGGTAGCCGGTGCCGCCCGTGCCCTGCACGGTGATCGCGGCATTGTCCGCCGGGGCCGCCGAGCAGTTCTGGAAGGCACCGGAGACGATGATCGGCGGGCTGATCGTCAGCGTCGCCGGGCCCGTGGAGGCGCCCGAATCCGCATCGGCCATGACGACGAACTGCCGCAGGAACGGCAGCGTGGCCTTGGTCACCGGGTTGACCGCGTAGACGCCCGCGATGGTGAACACGTCGCCGGCCTTCAGGATGCCGGTGGTCGAGTTCGTCCAGCCGTCCGTCACGAGGGTCTGCGTGCCGGTGTCCTTCACGTCGGCATAGGCGGAGGTCTGGCTTCCCCCGTTCACCAGCGGCGTGCCCGTCGCGACGCCCACGGTGTGGGTCGGGACGTTCTGGCTCATGAAGGTGTCGACGCCACCGATTTGGCCGAGCGCGCCCTTGCGATAGGCGCCCTTGGCCACGTCCTGCATGTACAGGGCCGTCTGCGAACCCAGCAGCCCCCAATGATCGGCCGGCGACAGGACCGCAACGCGGCCGTCCTGCGGGTTGGCCAGTTCGTCCATGCGCTCGGGGCCCTGGGCGAAGTCGGCGTAGCCGTCGATCTTCTGGCCCGGGGTGCCGACCCACGAGGGAACCTTCTTGTAGAGCGCCATCACGTCCTGATCGACCTGATTGGCAAGCTGGATCATCGCCGGCTTGATGACGCGCTCGGACAGCTGGCCGATCTTGAGCGTGAGATCCTGCGACGTGAACTTGAAGTCGATGCCCTTGCGCTTGTTGACCGTGATCGTGGTCTTGCCCTCGGTCACGTCCTGGGTGGACATGGTCGCGCCGTCGCGGACCGTGAAGTCCGTGGGCTTGCGGATCGTGATCGTCTCGCCGACCTCGTAGCCGTTGATGTTCTTGGAGAACTCCTCCTCGTAGCCGCGGAAGACCTGCTTGGCCATCACGAGCTCGTTGTCGAGGAGCATCACCGCCTCCTTGGCGATGATGTCGGCGGTCAGGGTGGTGTTTACCATCGTGGAAAACTCCGAGAGGGGTTGCGGTTAGCCGTTGCCGGCGGCGCGCCACCGCGCGTATTCCTCCATCGACATGCGACGGGGGTCCTTCGCCGTCCGCGAGGTCCCGCCCACGGTGGGGACGGGCTTCGCCTCGGGCTGCTGCGGCGCGGCCTTGGCTGCTGCGATCTGCTTGCTGACGAGCTGTTCGCCCATGCGGGCCAGGTCGAGGAGTTTCACCAGCCGGGGCTGGAAGTTCAGTTCCGCGATCTCGCTCTCCGAGAGCCCGTGCTTGGCACCGAACTCGGTGAGCTCCCTGGCCTTCTGCGGCGACCAGTCCTTGATCTCTCGCGCGAGCGTCGCCTGGGCTTCCTGAAGGCGCTTGGCGCGATCGCGCTGCGCCTCTTCAGACCGCTGCCGATACTTCTCCGAGAGCTGTCCCACCATGGATTGGCGGGATTCCTTGAGCTGCTGGTACTGGCGCCAGAGGCTTTGAGCCCGCAGGGGGTCCTCGGCCTCGATCTGCTGCCAGTTGACCGACTTCCACTGCTCCAGGCTCTTGTCGAGCGCCCGGAGGTCCGCGAGATCGTCGATGTACGCCTGTTGCGTCTCGGCCTGCTGGCGGATCTCGGTCTCCCGGGCCTCCAGTGCCTTGCGCGTCTCGGCGACTTCCTGCGTCTTGCGGGTGTAGTCGGCCTGCATCAACACCAGGGGCTTGATCGCCTTGGGGATGCGGTACTTCTTGCCGTCGTGCTCCAGCTCCTCGCTGTCGTCCTCGGCATCGGCGATGGGGTTGCCGGCCTCATCGAACTCCGGCTCGGGCTGGTACTCGGGCTCGTTGGAGACTTCCGGGGCCGTCTGCTGGGCTTCCGGAAGGCCCGCGTCGGCAGTGACCGGATTGGTCTCGGCTTCCATGGGGTCCACTCCTCGGGGGTTGGTGGAGTCGTGAAAAAGGCGCCCGAAGGCGCCTCTACATCGGCTGGGGTGCCGGTGCCTGTGGTCCCGGCGCTATGTCCGGGGTGTTCGCGGCCTGCCGTGCGGTGATCTCCGCAAGGGCGGGCGCCATCTCGATCTCCTTGAGCTTCGCCATGGCCTCGAGGCGCTTCGTCTCCGCCTCGAATGCCTTGATGTCCAGCTCGCGCGCCTTGACCGCGGTATCGGTCTTGAGCGCCTGGTTCTCCTGGGCAAGCTTCTGCAACTCGCCCTGCATATGCTGCATCTTCTGGCCCATGGCGGGATCGCCGCCGGTCTGAGCTTGGGCCACCGCCTCGAGCCGCTGCGCGACCTTGTCGGCCTCGGGCCAGTCCAGGTTCTTGGCGAGAAGGTCCCCGATGACCGGGGCCGCAGGCGGATAGGCGCGGATCAGCTCCACCATCTGGTTGGCCGCTTCCTCGCGGCGGGTGGTGTAGGACGGGCCCGCCTGCACCACGAGATCGTACTTGCCGGCGGTGAGATCGTAGATCTTCGTGGAGCCGTCCGGCTTCTGCACCGGCTGCTTGAGCGGCACGGTCTGCGCCGAGCCGTCCTCGCCGAGCACGCGGATGACGCGCTCCCCGGTGTAGACGGTCGGGATCAGGTCGAGGAGGATGCGGCCGGTGTGCCGGATGGCGCGCGTCAGGTTGTCGATGAAGTGGAAGGTGGAGGTGTCCCCCTCCCGCTGCCGCGCGATGATCGCCCTGCCCGAGGTCTCGTTGCTCTGCGCGCCCATGGAGGCGTCGAACAGGCCCATGATGCTCTTCAGGTCGTCCGAGGCGTTCATGGCCTCCTGAAGGGCTCCGGCGGGCACGCCTGCGAAGGGCTGGCGCTGCGGCGGGCCCGTCATCCCCTGGACGGGGTCGTATTCGATGTACGGGTGCGACTGGCTGTTGGCCGTGTTCCACTTCTGCGCGTCGCTCTTGAACTGGCCCTTCGCGCCGATGAACGGGGTCTTGGGGGCCAGCGCGACCAGTTCCGTGGAGGTCGTGCGCCAGTAGTTGAACATGCGCTGCGGGTCCTTCGCGTCCCGCACCAGCGAGCGGAAGAACCGCTTGCCCTCCAGGTTCACCTCGTCGCCGTAGACCGGGATGATGGGGATGTACTTCCCCGCCCACTCGTTCTCTTCCAGGATCTCGGCGCCCGTCAGAAGCCGTTGCGTGACCTTCCAGGAACGGGTCTCGCGTTCCGCCACCACCTGAAGGCCGATGGCTGCGAACGCGTCCTGCGCGGCCTTGAACCGCTCCAGGTCCACGATGGTCCCGTCCGACAGCCGGACGATCTTCCGGGCGACCTCCTCGCGGGTCCACCACTCCGCCACGAGGACGGATTCGTCCTGCAGCCAGGGTTCCTCGAGGTGGCCGTATTCGCCGCCGTTCCAATCGACCTTGGCGGCGCCCTTGTATCGGCGCTCGAAATCCGACCGCTTCACCAGATCCGTGACGAAAGCCACGTTCCAGTCCGAGGAATCAGCGGCCTGGGAATGGGGATCGCCATAGACCGAGAACTGGTTGGCCACCCGCTGGATGACGATGTCCTTGTCGAACGTGTCGTCGTGGGCGTACTCGATGCCGACGCGGATATAGCCGATGCCCGAAGTCACCGCGCAGTCGGCCGCCGTGTCATAGGCGACGTCGGCGTTGCTGCCGTACTCGATGTTGCGGATCAGGCCGTTGATGACCTCGGCCGTCTCGGGATCGGCGCCGGAGTCCACCGGCTTGACCTTGATCGTCGGCTTGTTCTGCCGCGCGTCGTTGACGACCTGGCGGATGTAGGCCGGCAGGCGGTTGATCGTCAGGCAGGGCCGTTGCTCGCGCTCGCGGGCGTTGCGGACGGCCTCGGGCCACTGCTCCCCGAGACGGGCGAAGCGGATGTCGTCCAGGGCCTCGGCGCGGTTCTCCGCCTCGTTGTCCTGGCAGAGCTGGAAGGCGTCGCGGGCCTCTTTGAGGAGATCGTCAGCCATCAGCCCATCCATCCGCCTGAACCGCCGTGGCCGTGGAACTCCTCGCGCTTCTTCTCGCGCTCGGGCTCGGTCATGGCGATTGCGAAGTACCGGAACGCATCAGCCGCGTGCGACGCATCGTCGTGCAGCGGGTCCTTGCTGTACTGCCCCGTGTCGGGGTCGACCTTGTAGCGATAGCGCCGGAGCGCCTGGATGCCATCCGAGCACCGCGTCTCATCGAAGTAGCAGCGCGGGAAGAGCGTCCGCGCCGCGTTGATCCCGTCCGCAACACCGATCTTCGGGACGATCCGCACCGTCCGCCCTGCCGCCTGCATCTGCTGGGCGATGGTCCGCTCCGATGCCAGCAGCTCGTTCTCGGCGTCGTGCGGCAGCCAGTCCTCGCCGTAGACGTACGGCCGATCCTGAAGCGCCTTGAGGTAGTGGCTCAGCGCGAACCCGCGGTTCTGGTAGAAGTCGATCAGCCGGAACTCGAACCCCACCACCTGGGCGAACCAGATGCTCGTCATGTCCGCGCGGCCGAGGTCCCAAAAGGTCGTGACAGGCTTCGACGCATCGTAGGGCACCCGCATGAAGCGCCCTTCGGAGGTCGCCTTGCGGATCTCATTGGCGTAGATCGCGCCGTCCAGGACCGCCTTGCAGTGGCCTTCCCATACGGTGAGATAGGCGTCTTCGTCGCGGGCCTTCAGGGCCTCCATCTCGCCCCGGAGCACGTCGGGGAACCAAGGGTTGTCGCTCCAGTTGACCTTGACCACGACGGCGCCGGGCGGCGGGTTCTTGACGAACCGCACATAGGTCTCGTCGGTGTCGAGCTCCGGATTGAACGAGATCCAGATCTCCGAGCCCTCCTTGCGGATGGTGGGAATCAGCGTTTCCCAGGAGTTGCGCGAGACCGCCTGCGCCTCTTCGACCCAGCAAACATCGGCGCCCTCGGCCGACTTGATGTTGTGGACGTTGTGCTTCAGCCCGTGGAACGTGAACTCGGTGCCGTTCTTGCCCCGGATCACCGTCTGCTGAACATCGTAGAAGCCCGCCAGGCCAAGCGCCGCGATCTGGTCCTTGAGCAGCTTGTGCACCGAGTCCGATATGCTCTTCTGGATCTCGCGGGCGCACAGGATGCGGAGAGGCTTCTGTGCGCCGAGGATCAGCAGGGCGCGGGCGATGCCCCAGGACTTCGCCCCACCGCGACCGCCGTAGAGAACCTTGTACCGGGCTGGCTCGAACAGGCAGCGGAGCTTAGCCGGGAACCTGGCCCTAGCTGTCGTCGCTGCCGTCGACAAACTCGACCTCCACCCGGTGCGGGATCGGGCCGCCGTCCGGCCCGCTCGCCTCGATGCTGGACAGCTTCGGCGCGTAGTACGGGGCCGCGGCCTTGGCGGCGTCCAGGCGCTCCTCGAAGCTCGGCTTGTGGTCGTCCACCATCTCGCCGCGGCTCACCGCCAACAGGAACTCATGCGGCAGCAGGCCCGTGGCGGCAGCCTTAGCCCGCGCTTCCCGTGTGACCTTCTGAATGGCGCCGACCTTGCGACCAGCGCCCGGCCTGGCACCACCCCGAGCCATCGTTTGATTCCTTTGATTTCCGTTTGATTGTTCGATTGAAATTCAAAGAGCCGTCACGCTTCCCGCTCCGTCTGGCAGATCGTCGCCACGGCCGTCGCACCCTTCATGCGCCAGGCCATGTCTTCAGCCTGGGCGATCTTGGTGCAGACCTCGGCAGAGGGGAGGTTGTGGACGTTCAGCTTGGCGACCATGCCGTTGGAGAAGACGGCCACGACCAGGAGGGTGTGGAGCATGGGCCGCCTCCGTGTGTATCAATGCGCATCACCCCTTGACAGCCCCGCTTTCGATGCGCATAACTACACACATGAACAGCAGAGACGTCATCAAGGCAGTCGAGGCGGACGGGTGGAAGCTCCACCGGGTTCGCGGCAGCCATCACCACTACAAGCACCCGACCAAGCCGGGCCTTGTGACGGTCCCTCACCCGAAGAAGGACATCCCGGAGGGAACCCTTCGGAGCATCGAGAAGCAGGCAGGCATCAGGCTCCGGTGAAAGCCGGGGCCTCCCAAGGAGGGGACAGGCCAATGCGTCATTACATCGCCATCATCCACAAGGAGGCCGGCAGCGATTTCGGCATCTCCTTTCCCGACTTCCCGGGCTGCGTCTCGGCGGGCAGTACGTTGCAGGAAGCCCTTGAGATGGGAGCGGAGGCCCTGGCCGGTCACATCGAGATCATGGAGGAAGACGGGGAAGCGATCCCCGAGCCCTCATCCATGGACGAGATCATGGCCGATCGGGACAACCGCGACGGGGTGGCGGTTCTTGTTCAAGCCCCGGTACGGCAGGCGAAAGCTGTGCGGGTGAACATCACCCTCCCTGAAGACGTGCTCAACGCCATCGACAAGCACGCCGAGGCTCACGGCTACAGCCGCTCCGGCTTTATCGCCAAGGCCACCAAGGAAGCCATGGGCAGAGCGGCATGACTTGATCGCAGGCCGCCCGAACGGCTCTCCAGTTACCAAGGGGCGATCGGGGGCGTGAAGGTGTCGGGGGCCTGCGAACCGGGGAATGGGTGCTTGCAGCGGGCCGAAGGTTTACCGCCCGGGTGACGTTGACTTCGGTTCAACCCGTCTTGCGACCGTCATCGACGGAGCGGCTAGTTGCGCCAAGCGCCACCGCTGCAATCTCGAATCAGAAGCCGGCCGCGGTGGGGACCGGGCGGGCTGTCCAGGCGGCTTGCAGACCACCCGGGATGAACGCGGCGCAAGCCTGTGAAACCAAACGCCGCGAAACTCTCGCCCGTTGGCTCCGGTGGGCGCCCCGTACCACGCTCTATCCGCTGAGCTACGCCGTTGGTCCCGTCATCGCGTTGCCTGCGCTCGGGGCGGCGGCGGGACTCGAACCCGCGACCTCAACTCTGGAATGGCTACCGCAGTACCGGGTGACATCACTCACCGGGCACTGCGCATCATCGCGGGATAGGCCCGCGCGAACACATACCTACCACAACCGATTGGGGTAGTCTAGGATTTGTTCTCACAGAGGGCGGTGCCATTCGCGTCGGAGGCGGGGCTTTCGGAAGCGCATGGCGGGTCCTTACTACTCGGGGGCATACCGTCGAAAAGCTGCCTCGGCGACGGCAACGATGGCGTCCCGGATAGCGGGCCTGGAATAGTCATCGCTCCGCTCAAGCTCCGCCATGACAGTGGCGGCAAGTTCCATGGCGCGGAGGCGCTGGATGTCGCGTTGTACGGGGCTCATTGTCGTTCCTTTATGGAAGGCGAGCGAGCGCAATTGCGAGCGCCGCCACGTCGTCGGGGTACATGCCGCGCTCGCGCACGTTCTCGGCCTCAATGACAGCGCGGGCGTGCTCGGCGACCTCTTCAAGCTGCTCAAGGCGGGTGTTCAGTTCAGCCTCTGTCTGCCAGCAGCCCTTGTGTGCTTCCAGCCGCCGCTCCGCAGCCCGCGCTCGGTCAGCCCAATGATTCTTGGCTTCGAACAGCAGGCGCTCTCGCTCGGTCATGGCCGGCTCCTTACCGCTTGCACTCGATGATAGCCCAGCGCCCTGCGATCCAACCGGGCTGGCCACCAACCGTGATGCGCTCGCACTTCCGCCGAACCAGCCAGATCCATAGGGCAGCAGGAAGGATGAGGGTCCAAGAACGCATCACGCCGCCTCCAACGCCTTCGCCTGAACCTCGGCAGCCAGGGGAGCCCCGAGGAAGGACAGGAGCACCTTCACCCGCTCCTTGGAGCACTCAGCCAGGAACTTGCCGATGTGCCCTGCCATGGGGCCGTCGGTGATGCGGAGGTGCTGGCCGGGGAGCCACTTCATGGCCGGGGAGCGCATGTCGATGTATCCGGCCTCGCCCATGCGATCGTGGATCTTCCGGACCACCATTTCGGGAACCCGGATCGCGTTGCCGCTGGCGCTGCGCATGACGAACGCGACGCCGCGCGTGTTCTCGATGGGGCGGATTGACTGGCGATCATTGAGGCCGACGAACATGTACCGAGGATACAACGGCACAACGACATCATCAACCTTTCCTGCGTGCCTGCGCTCGACTTTGCACAGCGGAAGGAATACCATGTAATCCTGTTCCTCCAGTCCGCGCCTCGCATCGTCTTCCCTGCGAGGCTTGCTGACGGCGACATACCAGGAGAGGCACGCTGCGGTGTCCATGGTCGGGGGCTCCACGGGGTGGGGGATGGGTCAGGCGAGCTTGACCGACAGGGCTCCGTCGGGCCCGCGGACAATCCAATCGCCCGGCCGCGCATTCGCCATGCCGGCCGGCGTCTTCACTTCCCACTGGGCGTAGTCGGTCCCCCCGCGGGTGTGAGGCCAGACATCGCCGGCACGGACGGCGGCTTCCAGCCAGTCAGGAGCGGCCGAGAACGGCGGCCCGTCGAACATGCGGTCCCACGAAAGGGCGAGGTTGCAGTCAGCGGCGTTGACCCGCACAGCATCCGTGCTCACGACTGCTCTCCAGTGTGTGAGGGGGTGGGGGACGGGAGAGGCGGGTACGGCGCACCGATACGGCCGCAGTCGCGGCACTCCTCGCCCTCGCAGGCGTCGATGCCATCGTGGCAGGTCTCGCATTCGAAGGTGCGCGCCGCCTCCTCGGCCTGCTGCCGGCCTTCGTCGTAGCCGTAGCCCCATGCTTCGTGCAGCTCGGCGCTCAGCGGAGCGTTCGTCGGATAGGGGTTCGGCACGTCCTGCCCGTCCCGGCCCTTGCCGACGCCGGCCTCGTAGGCGTGGCAGATCATGTACACGCGGCTGACGGCCATCACTGCGCTCCTTCCGGTATGTGATCCTGGGGAAAGCGGGACCGGCCAGTGCACCAAGCGCAATGACAAGGGCCTTCGAGCCAACTGACATGCCTCCTCCCGTCAGACACGCCATTGCCGGCCGCTGGGGAGGCGCCTGACGCTGTCTGCTCGTCGAGATGGGCGTGGGTGGCGCTCGCGGGCTCGGGCGCATCCACGGGGCTTCTATCGAGATTTGCCGCTAATGCCCGCTCCCGGATCAGCAGCACCGACCCCGCCGTGTAGTTGATAGCGCCCCACAGCTCGGCTATCGCCCTGTCCCTCTCCCCACGGGCCAGCATCCCGCCGGCCTCCTGGATCTTCTTCATGGCCTGGCCGAAGCAGAAGCCGGGGCCGACCATGCGGCCGATCTCCAACATGGGCTGCTGGAGGAAGGGCTTGCCGTTGGCGTGGCGCTCGTCGCCCTTGCCCTTGGAGGCGTGGGCCAGGGCATCGCTCAGAACCTCGGCAAGGGGTTCGTACCCCTGGGGGGCGGCGTCTAGGGTCTGCTCTCGGAGGGTGGTCATGACTGCCTCTCGATGGTCTTACCGCAGGTCCGGCACACGTCGCGGACATAGGTGATGGGCTTGGACTTCTCGACGTAGGCGATGATGAAGTCTCGCGAGCCCTCAAGCTTCCCATTGCGCGGTGGGCCCTTATCGTATCGCGCCTCGAACCGACACCCGCGGAACCACTTGCCGACGCGCGGACATTCGCTCACTTCTGGTCTCCTTCCTGGAGGGAGGCGCGGACCGGCAGAACGAAGCCGAATCCCTGCCGCGCCATCTCTTCCTGGATCATCGGCGCGAGCCGGTCGGCATAGGTCGCAGCCTCACCAAGGCCGAACTGTGCGAGAGCCCAGCACACAGCACGGGCCAATCCCTGGTCGATGTCGTCGCTCATGCCTTCTCCATCTGCTGGGCGCGGAGGATGTCGACCATCAACCGATCTCCGCAAAGCTGACGGCCGTTTCGTTCCGGTCGCCGTAGGTCTTCTGCATCCGAAGCGCCACCACCTGGCGGTCGTCCAGGAAGACGATGCCGTTGCAGGCGTCGCAGATGCTCTTGGCGATGTTGTCCAGGTCAGGCTTTCCCACCGGCCAGAGGTTCCCGGACAGCGCCTCGGCCCGCTTCTTCTTGCTCCACGACTGCGGCGGCTCCACCTGGACGGACACCACGCAGGACACGGCACCCCGCAGCACGTCCTTGCCCTGCATGGCCAGGGCGGCAAGGTGCTTCACGAACCCCTCGTGCTGGCGGGTGCCCTCCGGGGTGTAGGCGTGACCGGCCTTGGTGAAGCGGGCCCGGGCCTTGCCTTGGGGTTTGCCTGGGATGTCGAAGCGGATCATGCCCCCACCCCCATCCTCTGCAGAGCCGTCAGGGCACGGGAGGGGCCGATGCCGTGAGAGAGGGCGTAGGCCGTGACGGTCTCGGCGAGGGCCATGGCCTCGGCGTCGACCCTATGCCGCTTGCCATCGAACTCGAGGATGGCCGCCCGTTCCTCGAAATGCTCCCGCCAATCCAGGGCATCGAGCGCAGCCCTGCCGCTTTCCTGCCCAGGCTTCGAACCGACCTGGGACATCCGGGACAACGGGACACCCCCTAAAGGGGGTTTGTCCGTTTTGTCCGGATCATGTCCGGCGGACAAAAACCGGACATGTCCGTTTTGTCCGTTTTGTCCGGTGGGTTTCAGATGACCCATATCCAGCCTCCCCAGGAGCCGATGACCTTGCTGGCAAGGAGGCCGTCGAACGCGCGCTTGAAGGCTTTCTGCTTGGCTTCCGGCCTGTCGCTGTCGCTGATGAGGCCGGCATAGCAGTATTCCTTCCAGACGCTCGCCTGGACGGCCCTGACGTTGTTCGGGATGTTGTTGCTGCCGGGCGGGATCTTGCCTTCGTCGACAATGGCCCGCTTCAGGAGATCCAGCGCAACCTTGGTGCTGTTGGGCAGGCGATAGGTCCGGTCTGCCCCGCGACGCTCCCGAGCTCCCTCAGTCTCGGCAAGCACGCAGGACGTGACGGACTCGCCGTCCTCGTCCGATCCAAGCTCCACCACCTTCAGCTCGAAGGCTTCCTCCGCGTCCGTCGGAAGCTCCTTCTGCTTGGTGGCCCGGATCCAGCCGATCTTCGACCCGTCGTCACGGGTGATCTCGATCTCGGTATCCGTGGCCGCTCGGAGGGACGAATGACCGCGGGCGCCCTTGGCCGCGTCCTTCCCCGAGTGGTGGATGCTCATGACGTGGGCGCCGGTCTCCTCGCGGATCCGGTCCACGTTCCGGACATACGAGCCCATGTCGTCGGGGGCGTTCTCATTGCCTCCCGCCATGGCTCGGGCGAGCGTGTCGATGACCACCAGGAGGGCCTGCGCTCCGTACGTCGCAGCAGCCTCCTTGACGACCTCGATCAGCTCGGCCGTGTCCGCCTCCGGGTCGCACAGGTCGACGCCGCAGGGGACCATCGCGAACGGCACCTCGGTGTCGGTGAGTTCGTGATGCCGCTTGAAGGCTTCCACACGGTTGGAGATCCCGAAGCCACCTTCCGCGGCCACGTAGACCACCACGCCCTGCTTGACCTTCTTCCCCCGCCACTCCCAGCCCAGGGCGATGTGCAGCCCCAGGTCGAGCGCGACGAAGGTCTTTCCGCAGTTGCTCTCGCCGTAGACCACCGACATGGCCCCTTCCGTGAGCCATCCCTTGACCAGCTTGGCGGAGTTGAGGCGCGGCGCGATCTGGTCGAACAGGACCAGCTTCAGGCGCCGCTTCTTCCCCTCGGGCTCATCTCCTGACCCGTAGTCAGGTACAGCGTGGCCCTCGGGAACCTGTGGGGCCGGGCGAATTTGTCCGGCCGTTTGTCCGTTTTGTCCGTTCTGTCCGGTCTCGCGCGCCCGCTCGGGGATCTCCCGGGGCTGCTGCATGCCGGCGTCTATGCCGCTCTTGATCGTGGCCCGCACCGCGCGGTCGCCGTCGTCGGCGATCAGCCCGCAGCAGGCGGCGGCATCGTGGAGAGAGGCTTCGACCAGGCCGCGGTCCACCAGCTTGGCGCCGACGAACTGGCCCATCGCGAAGGCCGCGATGTTGAGCTGGTGGTTGCGCCCGCCTTTGCCTGAGCGCGCGACCTGGCGGCACTCGTCATTGATCGCGGCGGCGACGTAGGCCAGCGCGTCATGGCGGGTCTTGAGGTCCCGCACGACGGGAAGGGAGGTGTTCGCCGGCAATGGCGCCGGGGCGCGTTCGCACACCATGTCCAGCAGCCATGCCGGGGCGTCTGCGAAGCCGTACTCGGCGGGGTCGCGCACCCAGGCATAGCGCCGGCCGGTGGCCGTGAGCGAGCCGGCGAGGATCACATACCCGCCGTCGCCGCGCACATCCAGGCCCTTGCCCATCTCGGCGCCGTCGCGGCCAGCGCGGTTCACCACCTTGCGGCCCGGGTGCTTGAAGAAGAAATGCCGGCCGCCGCGGGGCGTCTGCGCAAGGGCGGTCGGAGGGAGCGAGCCCTTGGCGGCGCACAGCTCCTCGAGGCTGGCCTCGCCGTCGAGCCCCTTCTCGTCGTCGTTGTCGACATCGAGGACCCAGCAGCCCGAGCGGGCGCCGGTCACGAAGCCGATCATGGCGTTGGGCCACTGGCGCCACCAGCCGGCGATGACGTCCGGATCCGTGGTGGCCTTGCCGGGCCAGTCCTCGACCAGGGGGCGCTTGTTGGTCGGATTGCAGGGGAAGACGTGCAGCCCTCGGCGGGCATGCTCCAGCGCAACGGAAGCGATCGGGAGGGCTGCGACGGCGACCATGGGTCAGCCCCGCGCCCGGCAGGCGTCGAGCATCGCCGCGATGGTCCGGTACATGGCGAGGCGGAGGGTCACGAAGCCCTCGACCTCGGGAAGGGTTGCCGGGGAGGATCCTTCCCCCCCGGCGCCGCCGTGTTGACATACCCCGATCTGGCAACCGCACGTCATGGGTTGGGAAGGGATCACGGCGGGGTTGGAATTGGTGTCGGGCATCAGGCGGCCCTCACGGACTTCACGACCTTGCGGACGAAGCTGTGATGGCAGCCAACCACCCGCGCGATCTCGTACGCGTTGGCGGCCGTGCCGGCTTGAAGTAGCGACCTGATGGCGTCCGTCTTGGCGCCTACGGCAGAGCTTCCACTCGTGCGATCGCAGGCCTGAGTGGCGCGACGGCTCGGATGGTCGCGGTTCAGGTCGTAAGTCCGAGACTCCGCCCTCCGGATATCGTCCAGGTTGAGCGTGTCGCAGATCATGCGGAGCTCGGTGTTCACGGCCTCGCGCTCGGCGCCGACCGCGTAGGCCGAGGAGCGGATGAGATGGGATCGGCGGATCTCCAACTGGTGCCGCTGGTGGCGGGTCAAAGGCTCGGTGGGCATGGCGATCAGCCCTCCCCGCCGGAGCGCGATGCCAGCTCGCGGTCGCAGTAGTCTCGGATGTTCCGAAGGGTCTCCTCTTCCTCGCCTTCGAAGATCACGGTCTTGGCAACCTTGCGCGCCTTTTTCCAGATGCAGCGGCCGATGATGACGCCAAGGGTGAATTGAGCGAGGCCGAAGGTGACGGAGATCATGTGATCGGCCATGGCGATCAGCCCTCCGCCCGCAGCTTGGTCACGGTCCCATAGGGCGGTTCCGCCGCGTCTCGGATCTCCCGGGCGTGGTCCATCACGTCCTGGGACTCGCGGGCGAGCGTCCGCCGAAGCGCCGGAGTGAGCTTGCCCGCCGCCATCGCCTCGCTGGCGGCGACGTGAAGCTCGATCACCTCCTTGGACAGGCGGCACATGCCGGCCATCAGGTCCATCTCGACCGATGCCGCGCCGCCGAAGCGCGCCAGGGCGGCCTTGGTCATCTCCTGGAAGATCGGTGCGAACACGGGGAGCAGGCCCCGGTGCATCAGGGCGGCGTCGAAGGCCGCGGCGTCGTCCATGTCGAGGACGTAGTCGTTGGTCGGATTGGAGATCGCGTAGAAGGTGGCGACCTTCTTGCCGGTGGCGCGCTGGATCTCGTCGGGGGAGAGGACGTTGAGCACCTCGCGGAGCTTGTCCTCGATGGAGCCGGCCTTGCGGTGGTGGGTCATGGAATTTGCTCCAAACGATTGGAGTAGCGAGGCGCGGCGGTGGGTCGCACACTCGGGGCATGGGTGAGGAAGAGGTCAGAGCGCGCTTGGCGCTGCTCAGGGAGATCGAGGGGCCGGCGCATTGGTCAGGCCACCAGCCGCAGGAGATAGTCGGCCAGCCAGACGGACAGGCCGCAGGCGATAGCCAGCAGGACGAGGTGACCCCGGCCTACCCCGATCTTGTGGCGCTGACCCTCGCCAATCGTCTCGCTGTCCTCACCTTCGGAGTCGAGGACTTCGGACCACGGCAATGCCAGAGTGGGGATCTCGCTAGAATAGGAGGAATCCGTGCCGGTCGAAGCGGGGGCTGAGACTGTGCGGATGGTCGGGGAGACGGGGGGCATGGGGGTGTCCTCCGTCTCTTACGCTGCCGATTGGCGCTGATTGAAAGCGGCCTGCATCACGCCGCCTCCTCGCCGTTCCCATTGCACCCGAACTCGGGCGGGATCACGGCCTCGATCCTGCGAAGGATCTTCAGCGTCGGGTTCCAGGACTCCGAACCGAAGTTCCGAAGCGTGGTGTCGCGCAGCCCAGCGTTGGCGGCTAAGCGACTCTTGGACCACCCCTGCGCAGTCGCGAAGGAGACGATCCGATGCACAACGTCGTTCGTGGTGGCTTTGCACATGCCGCGATATTCGCATCACGATGCGAGAAAGGCAAGCGAAATTCGCATCGCGATGATGCATCGCATTTAAGTGCGGCCAATGGCAGGGTGACGCGATTGGGTGCAGACTTCGGCACCTCTCACTTTGAGCTGATGATGAGCGACGAGGCTGAACTCCGCCGGGAAGCGTTGCGTCGCTTCATGGACGAACGTGGGCTGAAGGTGTACCCGTGGGCGAAGAAGGCTGGGATAAGCGAGGGGTCTATTAGAAACTTCTTAACCGGCGCCTCCAGTAGTCTATCCGCTGACACCCTCAAGAAGTTGGCGCGCGTGGCCGGCGTTCCTGTTTGGGCGTTAACGGGCGAAGAAGGGGGAGTCCCTCTGGTGGGATACGTCGGCGCTGGCGCAGAAGTTCTACTGGTCGAGGGCGGCGAGACGAGCGAACTCGAGCGCGTAGAGGCGCCACCAGATGCGGACGGCACTGACATTGTCGCGGTCCGGGTCAAGGGTGACAGCATGCTTCCAGCGATCCAGGACGGCTGGATCCTCTACTATCAGCGCTCAGCGGATGGCGTGCCGGATGACAGCCTCGGGAAGATGTGCGTCGTCTGCACGAGCGATGGCCGCATGTTCGTGAAGTTCCTCCGTCGCGGCTATGTGCCGCACCGCTACAACCTGCTGAACGCAACCGGCTCCTTTCGCGAGGATGTCGAGCTGTTGTGGGCATCTCGCGTGATCTGGATCCGGCCCAACTAACCTGGCGCGGTGAGCATCGGCCGGTCGTGTGGTTTGCGCGGAGGATGTGATGAGGGTTGCTGCATTCGTCGCATTGGGGGCCGCGCTCCTCTTCTCAGGGGTCACAGAGTCCAAGGCGCAGGCGATCAAAGCTGACTTGCTGAATGCGGCGTGCAGCACAGACCTCAATGCGAGCGACGTAATCAGCACTCTGTGCCTGTCCTTTATTGGTGCCGTCCTCGACACTCATGCCGCCTTATCGATCGTCGCACCGCAGGCCAAGGTGTTTTGCATCCCACCGCAAGGCCTGAAGCCGGAGGTGGCCGCGGCGGCATTTCGGACGTGGGCGCGCGACAACTCCGCCGAGCTGGCGGATACCCGAGGAGCGATCGCAATTCTGAGCGCACTGCACCTCAACTTCCCGTGCCCCTGAGGGCCGACTGATTCTGGTGTCGTCGCAAGCACAGCCATCGTCGCAACCGTAGGCGCCCGCCTCCCCGCAGAACCCGCCCGCTTCGGCCGGCGGGCTTTTTTGTGCCAAAAATCTTTTTTCGCATCTTCGTGCGAATTGCGTTGACGTTCTCGCATCGCGATGCGAATATCCCCCTGTCGCCACCGAGAAGCCTCCCGGAGCGACCGCGGAAAATCCACCGCGCACGAAACTGAAGCCGGCGCTCTTGGCCCCTTGGGCGCCGGCTCTCTTCGGAGAGGGACTGCTTTGGACAACCAGCACAAGCACATCAAAGGCTATCGCGACCTCACCGCAGAAGAGATCGCGCTGATGAACGAGGCGAAGGATCTGGCCGAGCAGGTCGGAGCCTTTGTCACCCGGCTCGAAGGGGCCCGGCACCGGCACGACGGCGTCGTCCTGCTCGACCAGCGCTGGATCGCAATCGGCAAGACCGACCTGCAGAAGGGCTTCATGTCGCTGATCCGCGGCATCGCCCAGCCGACGACGTTCTGATCGGCGCGCCGACCCGCAGAGCTTCCCTGACCAGTTCCCGTCCGGGCGGGAAATCCCGGAATGGCGTTCCTCCCACCGCCCTTACGCCGGGGCACCTAAGCCGGCAGCGCAAGCGTAAGCCCGGCCCTTTCCGAGATCCGCCTATGTCCCGCGTAAAGAGCCACTACTGGGATCTTCTGGAGCGCGCGGACGAAGGCCCCGACCAGGAGCCCTCCACTGAACAGCCCGTCGAGCAAATCGCTAGCGGCTCGACCGACTGCTCAACCAAGGAGGAACCAGTCAATGCGTTCTAAGCCCTTCACCTTCGACCCCGGCGCCTCTGTGCTGGTCACCACCTGGAACCTCTCGGACACCGGCACCGTGGCCGGCTCCGTCCGCAGCTCTTCCGGGGAGATCGTCACCGTGGACACCCGCCGCCATGGACGGGTCCGGGTCCACGTCTCCTGTGTGAGCGAGTGGTACGCGCTGCCGGCGGACAACGTGATCCCGTTCGCCCGGCCCCTCGTCAATGCTGGCGGGATGGTGGCGTGATGGACCTTCGCAACCCTTCCATCGACGAACTCCGCGCCGAGATCCGCCGCATCTGGCGCACCCGCCTCGGTAGCCAGGGCCGCATCACCTTCTCCGTCGGCATGGAGGACGGAGAGCCCTGCTGGGTCAGTCACTGGATCCGCACCGGCTCCACTGGCTACGAGGACTGCCGCGCCGTCGGCATGGGCTCTGTGGCCGAATGCCTCGCCGCACTGGAGCGGTACGCCGACCGCTTCGTGGTGAAGCCCCGCACCGAAGCCGAGATCGCCGCCACCCTTGGGGTGACAGCACCGGCAATGCTGGCAGCCGAGTGATGCTCGCCACCCGTCGCCGCCCGACCTACGCGGAGATGAACCGCGGCGTCCAGGCATGGCACGTCGAGCGCCGGGAGATCCGCCGGGGTCTCATCGCACAGGCCATGGAACAGCACCCCTGGATGAGCGAGGAGCAGGCCAGCGGATACGTGAACGGCCGGCTCAACGGCTCCAGCACCCTCCCCGCTTACGACCTCGCCCGAGAAGAATGGGACGACCGATGACCC